AGGCTTGACAGGGGTAATGCCCTCGCGGGTGCTTACATGCGATTCTCCTAGGCGCTGCTGGCGCACATGCACAACCACAGGCAGCTTCAGGCAAGGCGTCCACTCATCCCCAACTGGCTCCTGCGCTGGCTGTGCCAAGGCTTTTTCAACAACAGCAATAGCTTCTGCCGTGCCGCATGGTTCACCGCCGTGACAAAACTTTAGTGCATCAAGCACTAGGTTTAATTCATCTTGCGTCATGCTTCACCCCGCAAACTTTTTCCATGTAAGCCACATAGCATTGGTCAATGGTTTCAAATTTTCTTTCATCAAAATCTAAAAACCAATACCTCTTTTCATTGAGCCATTCGCCAGTGCGTTTGTTTCGGTCGGTGTATACCTCGACTTGAATGCTGTGCTTGTCGTTGCGATACATACGCTGTGCGCCAGTATCAAAAGTAATTCCCACCCTGTATTCAAACCGCAGTTCACAGAATTCTTCAAATGTCAGTTCAATCATGCTTCACCTCTGGCTCTGATGGCTCTTTGAATCATCATTGGGGCTTGTCCAAAATGAAACTCTTCACACACCTTTGCACAGGCTTCTCTTTCAGCCAGCACCCAATCATCTCGACTGCCAAACATAATCCTGTCTCTCACTTCTTGCGCTACAAGTTTGGCAAAGGCTTCATAGCGTTTATCAAATGCGGTTGTAGTGCCATCATCCAATTCGTATTCAACAAAGCCAGCCTCTCTTGCCAGCGCAATGATTTCATCTTGTGTCATATTCAGTACCTGTACTTAGGCGCGCACGTCACGTCAGCTACGACATCGGCGGTGTGGTTGTTGATCTTACGTTTGCCAAAAATCATCACAGCGCGCAAGCCAGAACTTTCACACTCCTGCACGGCCAAGATGACCTCGTTGCGGCTCATGGCGTGGATGTCCTTGTCCAACACCATCTTCTGTTCTGGCCCGCCAGCAGAATCGCCCAGGCTGGCCTGCCACGACGATCCCGCCGCGCAGCCGGTCATCAATAAAAATAAAAGATACTTCATGGTTGTCTAGCCTCCTGCAAGAGTTCAATGCGTTCACGGGATGCCCTGAGCGTGGTGTAGCGTTGGTGCAGTCGCTCCAGCACCACCACACGTCTGGCGTTTGCCCGTTCATGGGTCAGCATGTCCAAAACTTTTTGCTCGTCAAAAGTCCTAAGCTCACTGTTTAATTTTCGCCAAGTAATTTGCAACTTTGTCCTCCAGTTTTTTAACTAACGTCATGCTCTTGCTCAACTTGCGCCATGCGGCGTTGAAGTCTCGCTGATAGATTTTCTGAATAGACTTCTCAGCCTTAAGCTGGGTCTTCCAATTGTTCAAACGTACACTCATTTCAACTCCTCCATTGCAATATCAGATATGGCGCGTTTGTCGTGTAACGCGCCCCAGATTTTTTCATCCACAGTTTTGTTGGTCATCATCACGTACACCCACACACTGTGTGCTTGGCCTGAGCGGTGCAGACGACCAATGACCTGTTCGTACAATTCCAGACTCCACGGCAAGGACAGAAACACCATGTGACAACCCCCAAACTGGAGGTTGAGCCCATGTCCTGCTGACTTTGGATGGACGAGTAGTAACTCGATTTGCCCAGCGTTCCAGCGTTGAATGGCGTCATTCTCGTCAAGCGTCTGGGCGTGGGGGTAGCGGCGCTTAAGCTCTGCCAGCTCCTCTTGATACGTGTAAGCAATGATCGTGTTAGCTCTTTGATTTTCATTCAGTAACTCCTCAAGTCGGTCAAATTTATGGTTGCTGAACCACACTGGCGTCTGTGTGACGATGAACTTGCCAGGCACGTCAGAAGCCGTCTTGCGTGTGTCGTACACAAACCCGCTGGCCATCTGTTGCAGCTTGCCGGTGACCACGCCACCATTGGCCGCCACGGCCTTGGCGTCTGGAAACTCCACCATGAAGTCGGCCTTCATCTTCTCGTAAGGCTTGCGGTCTGGCATGTCGCAGCGCACTTCAATGACGTGCAACGGCGGCAACTTGTCTTTGTAGTCGCCAGCGTCCAGCACATAAGTGGCCGGTTTGATGCGCGTCATGACGTTACCCAGCGCACCGACACGCGGTGCCCACTCGCCAAACTCTTTGTTGATCAGCACGAAGTACTGCTGCATGAACGCGCCTTTGGATCGGCCAAGTAAGCCTTGGTCAACGATCTTGCACTGGCCAAACACGTCTTCCAAGCCGTTGCTGGTGAACGAGCCGGTCAAGCCCCAGCGAATGGTCATGGGGTCAATGACCTTCAGCAGCGCCTTGAAGCGTGTGCCGGACGGGTTCTTCAGGCGTGTCAGTTCGTCAAACACAATGCCGTCAAAGTCCAGCGCCTGCTCGGCCAACCATTGGATGTTGTCGTAGTTGCTCACCACGATCTGCGCCTTGGAACGCAACGCGGCCAGCCGTTCCTTGGGTGTGCCCACGGCCACGGCCACCGGTGTCGCCGGTGCCCACTTGGGCTGCTCAACTGGCCACACGTCGGTACAGACGCGCTTGGGTGCAAGAACGAGGAACCGCTTGGCCACACCGTTGGCCAGCATGGCTTGCATGGCCGTCAAGGTGATGGCCGTCTTGCCGGCGCCAACAGGAGCCAAGATCATGGCTCGGTCGCGCTCGTACAAGAAGTCAGCGGCTTCGTCTTGGTAGGGTCTAAGTTGCACGGGCAATTCTTTCCCCAATCCAACGCACCACAGGCACCGCCCATGAGTTGCCCAAGGCTTTGTAACGTGGGCCATCAGGTGTTTTGTCTGCGATCTTGGTGTAATTATCGGGAAAGCCTTGGAGTCTCTCGCATTCAACAGGGGTGAGTCTTCTGACGGCCATTGATTGCGTCATAACACCTTCATGTCTGCCGCCCTGTCCTCCACGCTGGATGGTTGGCTGTACGCCTTCAAGAGCGTTAAGTTCCTCACTCCAGCCAATGGCTTGCATCAACACATTCTCGCCACCATTGTTTCTGCCTTGTGCAAATGCAATGTCCGACACGCATGGGTCTTGTGTGCCGTGAACAATGGTCGGTTGCGCTATTGCTGGTGGATGAGCTCCTGCCGCCAATGGGTGACAGGGATCACCTGACTTTGGGTTGTTGCCGTTTTGTGGTGATGTGATTTGTGTTGTATCAAAGGGTATCGGTTGAGCCACACCATGCTGATCTGCTTTAGTAAGGCATGGCGCAATGTCGTGCATTGGCTCTGTGGCGTTGCCACCGTTTTGAGGTTGTCTGCCAATGGTGTTCTCTGCAAGTGCAATCGGATTCAAAACCAAGCCTCGACCATCTTTCAAATCTTGATTACCAATTCCTTTGTAATCTCTTGCCATTAACGTGCCGATGGTGTCCTTACCATCTGGAGAGCCTGCTCTAAAGCTGGGGGCAACACCTTGCCTCTTTTCTCTGCTCGGCGCAGTATTCCGGCGCAAGCCTTCGAACTCAAAAAGAACCGCTGCGGGATCAAAGTCGTCTCTAGCACTTGCGATAATGAACACACGGCGGCGTCGTTGGGCCACTCCGAAATATTGGGCGTCGAGGACTCGCCACGCGACTGCTCTTTGGGGGCCATCAATAAAACCAGCGTTTGACCATCTGCCCCCTGGTGGGATGAGCGCATCATCTTCTCCGGCAAGTGCTCCCAAAAAGCACCCGAAGGCGTTATCTTTGGTGTTGAGGACACCTGGGACGTTTTCCCAGAAGACAATACTGGGATGGGATTGTTGAATAAGTCGTACTTGATCGATTGCATCTGCTATCTCGCAAAAAGTTAAAGAAAGGTTTCCCCGCGCGTCATCTAAAGACTTGCGAAGCCCAGCTACTGAAAACGCTTGGCACGGTGTGCCGCCACAAAAAACATCTGGCGCTTCTACCTCACCCGACCGAATGCGGTCTGGCAAAGTAGTCATGTCACCTAGATTTGGTACATCAGGATAATGATGCGCCAACAAGGCGCAAGGAAATTTTTCAATTTCCGACAACCATGCTGCCTTCCATCCAAGCGGATGCCAAGCCACAGACGCCGCCTCTATGCCGCTACATACACTACCGAATGAAATCATCGACTTGTTCCTTTGTCCATAAACACGCATAGTTCTGTTTCAACGACGCCATGTCGTCAGCAAACATCTTCTGCAACACCGACAACCTGCCGCCCTTGGTCTTCAATTCCACAAACCATGTGCTGCCGTCAGGCAGACACGCGATCCTGTCTGCAACACCTTTGCGCCCTGGGGACGTGAACTTGTACGTCTTGCCACCAATGCGCTCAACCGCCCAGACGAAATGATTTTCAACTATTTTTTCTTTCATGTCAAAAAGTTTAGCACAGTTTTATTTTCTATGCTATAGTTCAGTTTCAATCAACTAAAGGAGAGTTCACATGAAGCTAGAGTTAAGTCGTGCCGAGATCGTGCAGATCATTTTGGATCACATTAACGACATTGCCCCGTACGCAAAGTTAGACCTCATTCAGAATGTTTTTGAGTTGCCCGACACTATTACAGTCCACACCAAAGAGGAAACTAAACATGGATCACGGTAAGATAGTCG